CGCATTTGCAAATTGCACTAGATAGATCTTTGGCTGTATATAGACAGCGGTCGAGTGGTGCTGTTGAAGAAAGCTTTGCCTTTTTAACACTAACCGAAGAACAAAATGAATATATACTCCCTGCAGAAATTCAAGAAGTGCGACAAATTTTTCGCCGATCTGTAGGTTCAAGAACAGGAAATGGCTCAGGTGGCACAGTGTTTGAACCGTTTAACTTAGCATACACGAACACTTATTTGTTAAGCTCGACAAACATGGGCGGCTTAGCAACGTATGAACTATTTGCTCAATATCAAGAGCTTGTTGGAAAAATGTTCGGTAGCTTTGTTAACTTTACATGGAATGCACAAACTAGAAAGTTAGTAATTCAGCAAAGACCACGAGGCGAAGAACAGGTCATGTTACACGTATATAACAAACGACCAGATTTTTCAATTTTGCAAGACACTTATGCAGGTCAGTGGATCAAAGACTACTCCTTAGCAAACTGTAAAATGATTTTAGGGCAAGCTCGAGAAAAGTTTGCAAGTATTGCCGGGCCGCAAGGCGGAACAGCTTTAAATGGTGCAGCATTAAAAGCTGAAGCACAGACTGACATGGAACGCTTAACTTTAGAACTTGTAACTCAAGTTGCCGGCGGAACAGGTTATACATGGTTAATTGGATAACAATATGAAAGCTTCAGAATTTGTACTTCCGAACAATGACAACTTGTATAATTTAATAGCCGAGACTAAAATTGCATGGGGGCGACACGGTAAGCAAGGTAGAGTTATAGGAAAAACAAAGCTAAAATATAGATGTACTTCGGGGCCTCGAAAGTCTCGAATAGTGTCTAATCCAAACCAATGCTTTGCTCATCCTAACATAGCACAAGCGCAGCGTATGAAAAAAACAAGAGCCCGCACCAAAGTAGCGCAGGCAAGAAAGACAAAACGGACAAAGCGATTAAACATAGCAAGTAAACTAGCTAATAGGCTTAATAAATTACTAAAATGAAAGCATCGGATTTTTTATCAAACAATTCTGACGATTTGTACAATACAATAGCAGAAGCAAAGTTAGTTTGGGGCAGATCGAATCCTACAGCTCGAGGCGGCCAAACTAAGCTAACTTACAGGTGCACGTCAGGCCCAAGAAAAAGTCGTCAAGTAAGTCACCCGTCAAAATGCTTTGATCATCCTAATGTTGCTCAATCGCAAAGAATGAAAACAACAAGAGCACGAACTGCTCCAACACAATCCCGCCATCAAAAAAGAACAAAATCAATTAATACTGCATCAGCAATGGTAAAGAAACTGAATCATGGATCTACCGGCACAGTTAGACCTTGGTATTGACAAACTCTAAAAAATACCTTATAATATAGTTTTAAGGAGAAAAGATATGCTCAGGATTATTGGTTGCTGTGGATTCATAGGATCCGGCAAAGACAGTGTTGCTCGACATTTAGTTCAACAATACAACTTTCAAAAGTTAAGCTTTGCTGGCGCATTAAAAGATGCAGTTGCAGTAATATTCGATTGGCCGAGAGAAATGCTCGAAGGTGACACACGTGAGTCGAGAATCTGGCGAGATCAAGTAGACGAATGGTGGGCAGCACGATTAAATATGCCGCATTTAACTCCCCGCTGGACCCTTCAGCATTGGGGTACAGAAGTTTGTAGAGTTGGCTTTCATACTGATATATGGTCAGCATCACTCGAAAACAAATTATGTAAATCTAAGTCTGATGTAGTAATAACAGATTGTCGATTTCCTAATGAAGTTGATCAAATTAAAAAGAACAACGGAAAAACAATTTGGATTAAGCGTGGAAGTTTGCCAGAGTGGTATCAGACTGGAGTATTAGCAGCACAGGGCGATAGGCAAGCAATAGAAATTCTTCAAGAAAAAAAGATTCACGCATCTGAGTGGAGTTGGCTTAATACCGACTTTGATTTTGTAATAGAAAATAATGGATCATTGATAGACCTATACTCTAGCGTAGACGTAATCATTAATAATTTTAATAGTCAGCAGTTAAGTCACCTTGCTTCCACATAATACCTTCTTTGCTTAAAATCATTGTGCAATTTAAACAAACTGTCTTTAAATTTGAATATCGGCAGTTGTTTAGATTGCCGTCGATATGAAACACTCTGAAAATTTCCGGATGTTGAGACTGTGCACCGCATTTTTCGCAAAATTTTTTAACTTGATATCCTGCACGTTTCCACCTAGGCGCTAATAACACTTGTCCTCTCCGATTGCATTTCTCGCAAAATCTTCGATAAAATGTTTTTCCGTTCTTTTTATAGTTAACAGCTCGCGGCCGTTCTTTACACTCGCACAATGGTCTCATACTGTATTTATGATTTCTGGACCTTTTTAAAACCTTTTTTAATGTTTTAATCACCTGAAAATAGTTGATTTCGCTAAATACTATGATGAATAACTAATACCAGGAGAAAATGGAATGGCATTACAATCACCAGGCACAGAAATTTCTATTATCGACGAAAGTACCTATACATCAGGAAGTCCAGGTACAGTTCCTTTAATAGTAGTAACAAGTGCGCAAAATAAATCAAATGCTGCTGGAACCGGAATAGCAGCAGGAACAATTAAAGTTAACGCCGGTCGCACTTTCCGAGTTTCTAGTCAGCGAGAGCTGGTGGAATTGTTCGGCATTCCGTTCTTTGAAAAAGATGGAACAGGAGCGTCAATACACGGAAGCGAGATTAACGAGTATGGCCTTCAAGCTGCATACAGCTACCTTGGAGTATCAAACAGCGTGTACATTACACGCGCTGACGTTGATTTAAGTCAACTAACATCTCAATCAGTAGAGCCTACATCACCGCCGAGCAACGGACAGCTTTGGTTAGATGCAAATTCAACTGCATGGGGAATTCAAGAATGGAATTTCGCCAGTCAAAAATTTGTAAACCGAATACCATTAATAATTACTGACCCAGGTCAGTATGATAGCGGAGTTCCAAAAGCATCTGTTGGATCAGTATCTGATTATGCTGTTACTTCGTTTAATGACGTTATTACGTTTTACTATAAAACAACAACTGGATGGGTTGTCTTAGGATCATCTGATTGGGTTGATTCTATAGCAATTCAGGGAGGAAATCCTGCAGAGTTGTATATTGCTCCTCACACTCAACCACCAGCATGGAAAACAAACGTTCGTCCGACTGGCTCAGTTTGGATAAAAACTACTGAACCAAACTTAGGAGCGAAGTGGTCAGTTCGAATATGGAATGATTTATTCCGCTCGTGGGAATTGTTAAACGCCCCTTTATTCAGCTCAGCAAGTTCAGCGATTTTAGCGTTCGATCCTGCTGGCGGCGCAAGTATTCCGGTTGGCACAGTTTATGTAGATTACGACGGAGAAAGTACTCCAGAAGCTAACTTTAGTGTGTTTAGTCGTTCGAGCTTGGGTGTTTCAATGATTACAGCCGAATCGTTTGCACCAGCTGCAGCAACATATACGTTAACTGTTAAGTCATCTGTCCCGGGATCAGCTACATTAGCAGTAAATACAATTCCAATGACAATTGGTGCCGGAACCGCCGCAGCAGATTTTGCTGCTGCTATAAACTCGGTTGCTGGAATTTTCTTTGAAGCAATCGTTACTGGTTCAAAAGTTGAATTAGTGCATAAGCTAGGCGGTGAGATTGAAATTAGTGGCGCTAGTGCAATCGAAGCGCAATTTGACAGCACAACTGCTTCAAATTGGGAATTAGTATCTGACTTACCATTAAGCCGAATTGCGCCTACAAACAAAGCAGAAGACAGTCAACTATGGTTTAACGCAGGGATTTCTGACGTTGATATCATGGTAAATGACGGCGGAGTTTGGGAAGGTTATTTAAACGCATTCCCGGCAACGAATCCAACCGGTCCGATTGTTAGTGCAACTGCACCAACACTGCAAACTGATGGATCAGCACTAGTTGCAAACGATCTGTGGATTGATTCGTCAGACTTAGATAGCTATCCGATAATTCGACGCTATACTGGCAGCGAATGGGTACTAGTTGATAACAGCGATCAAGTAACCGAAGAAGGAATTGTTTTTGCCGATGCGCGATACAGCACTTCTGGATCAACCGGCGATACTGCAGCAAGCATTATATCACTATTATCAAGTGACTTTGTTGATGCAGACGCTCCAGACCCAGCGTTATACCCTGCAGGAATCTTGTTATGGAACCTGCGCCGAAGCAGTGGTAACGTAAAACAATACGTTGAACAATACGTCGATGTGCGGTCAACAAATACACGATTAGCTGTTGCTGAATCAATGGTTAATTATGCACCAGGTCGTTGGGTAACTGTCTCAGCAAATAATGCTGATGGCAGTGGAGCATTTGGAAATAAAGCACAACGCGCATATGTAGTTTCGAAACTTAAGTCACTAGTTGACAGCAGTGACGAAATTCGTGACGAAGAGCGTCGAGTGTTTAACATAATCTCATGTCCTGGCTATCCTGAATTGTTAAGTAATTTAAATAACTTAAACATTGATCGCGGACTAACAGCATTTGTAGTCGGTGACGCACCGATGAAATTAGCAAGCAATACTACAAGCTTAATAAATTGGGCACAGAATGCTAACGGTGCAACATCCGACGGCGATGTTGGTTTAGTTTCTTTTAGCGAGTATTCAGCAGCATTTTATCCAGGTGCTGGCCTTACAACAGACCTTACAGGTGCAGAAATAGTAGTTCCGTCGAGCTACATGATGCTACGAACAATTGCGTTAAGTGACAACGCTTCTTATCCGTGGTATGCTCCTGCAGGTATAAGACGTGGTGCAATCACTAACGCAACATCAGTTGGATATATTGATAGTGCAGGGGAATTTGTATCAGTATCTCTTAACGAAGGTCAACGAGATACGTTGTACAGCGCAAAATTAAACCCGATTACGTTCTTTAACGGAGTGGGCCTAGTAAACTATGGCCAAAAAACACTAGCAAGAACTACATCGGCGTTAGATCGAATTAACGTTGCTCGACTAGTTGTTTACTTACGTCAACAATTAAATGTGTTATCAAGACCGTATGTGTTCGAACCGAACGATCGTACAACTAGAGAAGAAATAAAACAAGCAATAGAAAGCTTGCTTCTTGAATTAGTAAGCTTACGAGCAATCGACGATTTTGCGGTAGTTTGTGACGAGTCAAATAATACCCCGGCACGAATTGATCGAAACGAGTTATATGTAGATATTGCAATTGTTCCTATTAAAGCAGTTGAATTTATTTACATTCCTCTGCGAGTTAGAAATACAGGAGAACTATAATGTCTATTTCGTCATTAAATAACTTTGGAGTTCCGACAGCGAGTGGTACGCAAGTACTACTCATGCCGAAACTTAAATATCGTTTTCGAGTAACCTTTCTAAACTTTGGTGTAGCAGGGTCAACCGAATTAACAAAGCAAGTAGTTGATGCATCACGCCCAACTGTAAACTTTGAAGACATCGACTTGCCGATTTATAACTCAAGAATTCGTCTTGCTGGTCGATACAACCTCGATGCGCTGTCGATTACGTTGCGAGATGATGCAAGTGGTGAAGTTCAAAAATTAGTTGGACAACAGGTCCAGAAACAATTTGACTTCATGGAACAAGCATCAGCACGAAGCGGTATTGACTACAAATTTACAACACGTCTTGAAGTTCTAGACGGTGGTAACGGTGTATTTGAAGCACAAGTTTTAGACACATTTGAGATGTATGGCTGCTACCTTGCAAGTGCAAATTATGGCGATATGAACTATTCGTCAAATGAGCCAATGACAGTAGCATTGTCGATTATTTACGACAACTTTGTACAATTTGCAGCTGGTGATAGTGAAGTTAGTATCGCAGGCGGCATCGGTGCACGAGTTGGCCGGTCAGTATCGTCTCAAGCTACAACAGGTAACTCAGGTCGGTAATCAACAATACATAATAACCCGGAGCATTAACCTCCGGGTTTTTTTTGGCTAAATATAATGTATGGCAAATAAAGTAACTAGATACTTAAAAGATTTTGGCAAAGGGTTATTAAAAGGAGCCTTAAATCCTCGCGGAGGTATCGGCAATTATCAACACGCAACTCGTGTGTTTGTTGACAATCAATACCAATTTTCGCCGAGGGTTAAGTTTCTATTTTATGTCGAATTTGTAATAAACGACGAAGCAATGTCTCCGCAGTTTAGAGAATTTGCTAAAGGTGACACACTTGGGGTATTGGTAAAGTCAGCCGACTTACCAAAGTACTCTTTTGATTCCCAAGTTAACAACCAATATAATCGAAAAAAAATAACATATACACAAATTAATTATCAGCCAGTAACAATTAGTATGCACGATGACACCGCAGGCATCACTAATGCACTTATAGCATCGTATTACGGACATTACGTGAACGATCGGTTTGCTGATGAACGGTTGTATTATGATGACGGTATCGACCCTGGTTCATTGTTTACCCGGCATGGTCTTGATGTTAATAGAAACTTGCCGTTTTTTAAAGCAATCAAAATATATACAATGAGTCGGCGTCGGTTCCATGAATATCATCTAGTTAACCCGAGAATACAGACAGTTAATCACGGCGACGTAGCGTATGCTGATGGCTCTGCAATTATCGAAAACTCAATGACGATAGAGTACGAAGCAGTGATTTACAATACCGGATCAGTTGAGTTCGGAACTCCTGGCGGGTTTGGTGACTTGTATTATGATAGACTTCCTAGTCCGTTAACATTTGCGGGTGGCGGGACAGGTGCATTATTCGGTGAAGGCGGAATATTAGACGGTGTTTCGGGAGCGTTAGATCCTAACAGAAGCTTATTTGAACGAATTGCAGGTATTGCAAGCGCAGTGCGCGGTGTTGATAATCTAAGCTCTAGCTCTGTTGCTGGTGAAATTGTAGGTAATGTCTTTAGTACTTTTTCCGGCCAATCTAACGAAAATTTACAGTTTCCTAAAACGCCTACTAACGACGACACTGTAGCAATATTAAAACCTAGAGGAAATGTAAGTGGAGGACCATAAGTGCTGACTAATTTACCAACATTGCCTAGTAGCTCTTTAGAAAAAACAAAATTGTACTTTGATCAGTATGGGAGTACGCCCGAATCATATAACTCAAATGACGTTTCGGCAACTATTTCTTTTTTTACTAGTCGCGGTTACACTGAAGACTCTGCTATTCCTGTTGCAATGACGCTACTCAAACAAGCTAAAGCTGAACAGCAATCGATTTTTAAAATTCTGGATACGCTTAAAGGGTTTACAACATTACAAATTAGTTCGGTAGTGGCAACAATTTTAAATGACAACAGATCAAATAGTTCTACGCTTGGGTATAAGCAGGAAAATGTAAAGTCAATTGTTATTAATAATATAAGGGCTTAACAATGCCGCGCTATGCTAAATCACATTTCGAAATAAAAAATCAAGATAAATACATAGGAAATAAACAACCGTTTGCAAGATCAAGTTGGGAATTTGTGTTTATGAAAACTCTCGATGAACACCCGGGAGTGTTACACTGGGCATCGGAAAGTGTACGGATTCCGTATAGAGATCCGTTAACCGGAAGGAGTACAATCTATGTCCCTGATTTTTTCGTTGTTTATATTGATAAAAATAAAAAACAACATGCAGAACTAATTGAAGTTAAGCCTGAATCTCAGAGCCTTCGCGAAAGCGTCGGAAAAAATGCTATAAATCAAGCACAATATGTTAAGAATTTAGCTAAATGGGAAGCGGCCGAGGCGTTCTGTAAGCAAAAAGGAATTAGATTTCGGGTAATAACTGAAAAAGGTATTTTCCACCAAGGAACCAAAAGAAGATAAGTAATTAATCATGACTAAAAAAATTGAACAACTGTTAAACTTAGATCCTTCAGAAGTGCCGGTACACAAAGCTGTTCGGTCTGTTGAAACACGCGACAAGGCAATTAAAAAAGTTACCAGTAACTTACCTGCACTTACTGAGCTCGGTGACCTTGGCGAAAAGGAACTCGATGAACTTGCAAAAAAAGCAGAAGACGCATATGATGACTTAATGGCACTAGGTTTAAATGTTGAAGTACGATATAGTGGCAGGATTTTCGAAGTTGCAGGATCAATGTTAAAGAATGCTATTGATGCAAAATCAGTAAAAATTGACAAGAGACTTAAAGCTGTCGAGTTGCAATTAAAGAAATTAAAAATAGATCAGGATCAAAATCCTGACGATCCGTTTAATGGCGAAGGATATGTTATTACAGATCGCAATGAGTTGCTGAAGAAATTAGGCAAAAAGGAATAAATACAATATGAAGAAATTAACCGAATATTTAATCGAAAATAAAAAGCGTTATAACTTTAAGGTTAAAATGGCCGGCGAGTGTTCAGCGGAATCTCAGAAAAAGCTTAAACTCACGCTTGACAAATATAAAGTTGAACACTTTGAAAAAGTAAGATCGATTCCGCTACAACGGGTTCATCAAGACTTTCCGACATTGTCAAACATCGAAGTTCACGTTTTTGACGTAACACTAGAATATCCAGTAACTATCCCAGAATTAGAACAAGATTTACGTGCTGCTGGATTTAACAGCGAAACATTTCGTGTTCGATCGAGTACAAGTCCGGCTGAAGTTGACAGTGCAATCGATACTGCTAGAGAATTATCAGATCCGAAACCAGCGCTATTGCATACTGAAGAATTAGACCAAGTAGATAAAAAAGGTCAAGATGATTTACAAAGTAGTTATTACGGCGATAAATATAATTCAAGCTTTTTGCAAGACCTGCAGCGAGCAGCCGATGAGCGAAAAAAAGAGTTAGGTCATGATGGACAAGACGTTGACGTTTTGGGATCTGCACTAAAAGAAACAGATAAATCGGGCAAGTTAAGCCCTGTAGGGAGTAAATAATGGATTTTCAAAAATTAATGCAAACAATGAGAGATATCGACGAGTGTGGAGATACTATGCCACCGCCGACTGACATGGCACCTCCGATGCAAGTACCGCAACAACAAGTACCGCAACAGCAGGCACCACAAACGCCGCCACCGACTATGTCTGTAAATTTTAATGCACAAGGGATCGATAACATTGACGGTATGATGAAATTGTTTCGAGCAGTTAATCCTGATATGATGCCGAAAAATGAACCACAAACTGTAGTTACTAGTCCGCAACCGATATCTGCTAAGATCTCGCTCAACGACGAAGCGTATGCGAACGAACCAGACGAAAATGAGTTTGAAATAGATGACGCAATCTTCGGCGGCAACGACTTACACAAAGAAAAAGGTACTTATCCAAAAGTAGCAGGCGGTGATAACCCAATGCACAAAATCGGCGAAAGTTACATTGATGACGATGAAGGTGGTAACTCAGAGTGGTACGTAAGAAGTACATGGCAAGAAAAAATTTCTAACGACGCACATGCTGGTAATTATAATAAACTACTTAGAGCAATCCGCAACGAATTCCCGCAGGATTTATTGTCGTTAGTTACTGATCACTCTAGAACAGCAACTATGGCTGCTAAAGGATATGCAGGTCAGTTCGAAGCAGGCCTAACGGATTTACTTAGTATATTAGGACGCCGCGACTATCCTGACTTTGAAAGTGACATGCGTGAACTATTAGATGATGCAATCAGTGGTTTTACGTTTGAAATTAAAAACTCAAAAAGAAACATTCGCGAAAGTTACATTGATGACGAATCAACATCATCAGTCGGTAAGTATGTTAAAGCAGTAAAAGATGCTATCGAAGCAGGTGTAATCGATCCTGATATGATTGAAACCGACTTCTTTGATCAAATGAGTGCGTTTGATGTGGAATATGATAAAATTGCTGATCGCTGGACAGAAATTACTGGTGAACCACTAACTAAAAAAACACCTCTCGGAGATAACGAGGTTGAAAAACTTGCAAGTTTCAACAAAGACCGAGAATATGCATCTAAAGACAGCGACGAAGAATTTGACGAATTAAAATTTGACGACGAAGACGATGCTGCCGATTCTAAAAAGTTATATGACTCAATAAGAAGCGACTTAGTTGCTCGTCTTACTCGATTAAAATCTTAATCTTTCTTTAATGGCAAGGGATAAAACTACCCTTGCCATTATTCATCTCTGCAGTATATCAATTGATAAATATTTTATAAACGCATAAAGGAATACTATGAGTAAATCTCTCGACGGCGTGTTAGTAAAAAACGCACATCAAAAAATTCGCTATACGCTCGAAGAAGTACAGCATCTAGAAGCGTGCATGGACCCAATCGGCGGTCCTTTGTACTTTTGTAAAAATTTCTTAAAGATACAGCATCCAACTCGCGGTTCTGTGCGATTCGAACCATATGAATTTCAAGAAGAACTAATACAAGCATTTCACGATTACAAATACACAGTTGCAATGCTTCCGCGGCAAATGGGGAAAACAGTATGTGCAACTGGCTATTTACTTTGGTATACGCAGTTTGTTGCAGAATCGCAAATATTGATAGCAGCACACAAGTATGTCGGCGCGCAAGAAATTATGAATCGTTATCGTTTCGGTTACGAAAACTTGCCAGATTTTATACGCGCAGGCGTGTACTCTTACAACCGTAATACTATTGAATACGATAACGGTTCTCGTATTCAAGCAACTACTACAACAGAAAACACCGGTCGCGGTAAGTCTTTATCGTTAATATACGCTGACGAATTTGCGTTTGTGCAACCGCCGGAAAAAGCTAGAGAATTTTGGACTGCACTATCGCCAACACTGTCAACTGGTGGTAGATGTATTATTACTTCAACGCCAAACTCGGATGAAGACCAATTTGCAATGATTTGGAAAGAAGCAAATAATCGTTTTGATGAATACGGCAACGAAAGCATTACTGGCACAAACGGGTTCTTTCCATACTTCTCGCACTGGGACAGGCATCCGGATCGTGATGAAGCGTGGGCACAACAAGAGCGTTCAAAAATAGGCGAAGAGCGCTTCAGAAGGGAATTTGATTGCGAATTCCTAATCTTTGAAGAAACACTAATAAATTCTGTCAAGTTGTTGGATTTAAAAGGTGAAGAACCAACATCAGTAATGGGGCAAACTAGATGGTACAAAGATATCGACCCGAAGTGTACATACTTAGTTGCATTAGATCCAAGTTTAGGGACGGGCGGCGACGATGGTGCAATACAAGTATTTGAAATGCCAAGCATGAAACAAGTAGCAGAATGGAAACACAATCTAACGCCGATACAGCAGCAAGTTCGCATAATGCGTGACATTTGCATTTATATTAAAGATCGTGGCGTAGAAAATGGCGGAATCCCACAGATTTATTATTCTGTTGAAAATAATACGCTTGGGGAAGCAGCACTAGTAGTAATAAATAATTTAGGTGAAGAAAACTTTCCGGGATTGTTTTTGTCAGAACCAATGCGCAAAGGTCACATACGGAAATTTAGAAAAGGGTTTAATACAACTCACCGCTCTAAGATAACAGCGTGTTCGCAATTTAAAAACTTAATTGAACAAAAGAAAATGACAATAAAATCAAAACCGCTAATATCTCAACTAAAAACATACGTAGCAAGCGGAACTGGATTTAATGCAAAGCCCGGTGAAAAGGATGACTTAGTTGCTTCTACACTATTAATAATCAGAATGGCAAATGTATTAGCAGACTGGGATCCAAAAATTTACGATAAAATGACAGAAAAATTAACAGAAGACGAAATGCCAATGCCAATATTTATAAGTTCGAGATATTTTTAACTAGGTATTTAGAATCAAAGAGAGATAAATAGCTATATGGACCCAAGAAACAATATCGCAACAGATCTATTTTATAAAATTCGTAGTCGATTTACTAACCTAAAACTTGGTAATGAGATGAGCGAAATAACAATTGTCCCTGAAGAAGCAAGATTTTTTGATTTTAATTACGTTGACGGTAGTGATGAGCTCGGCCACGTAACTATCAGTATTGCTGAACCGAAATCATTAAAGATGTATTTTAGTTCTGGAATTGCAGATAACATGGATAAATTTCAAAAGCAACGTTGGTTTGACTTTTTAAAAGAAATGCGCGTTTTTGCTAAGAGAAGAATGCTAAGCTTTGATACTAGAGATATTTCAAAAGATAACCTAAGTCGTCGAGACTACAAATTTTTAAGCTTAACTGCAAAAAAATTAAATCAAAATCGAGTTGTTGGCGAAAGTAAAATGTTCGGTAGTACAAAGTCTAGTTATCAAAAGATGGAAAACACTAGACTAATTGTACGCCACAATAAAACGTTAGCTGATGATATTCCAGGAGCAAGAGCTCGAAATATATCTGCAATATACATCGAAAATGCCGATGGCGAAAGGTTTAAGTACCCGGTGAAGCACTTAGCCGGTGCTCGAGCAATGCAACGACACTTTGTCAATGACGGCTTATTGTATGATGACATTGGTAAAAGCATCATAGAAATGAGTGATAACATTGCGAAGCTTAAAAAATTTAAAAGATTTTCTAAGAAAGACGGAGTTGTTAATGAAACTAATCAACCGATAGTTGAGAAAGTATCTACAGCATTAGAATCACTTAAAAAAACAGTAACGCACTTGTCATCTCAAAAGCACTATGAATCTTATGTACAAAGTTTTAATCCGTCGGTGTCGTCAGTAAGTGAAACTGAACTTTCGAGCATTAAACAACAGTTCCCAACAAACGACAGCATTAATGAAGTGTTTCCGGTAATTCATAGAATTATGAATGAAAGCGTAGAGACCTCATGTAACATGCCAAGCGGAAAAGTAAATGTATCTGAAATAGCAGAATTCATTCATAGCTTCTATGACAAAGAAACAAGAACGTTCCCTAAGGGACCAGAAGGAGTATGTATAATGGTAAAAAAACAATTTGGTGAGCAAGCCGAACAAGTAGCAAGATCGTTTGTAAACAGAATGGCTCCCGCCCAATCAAGTATCACTGAAGACGAAGTAATTAACGAACTCGATTATGATTCGTTTACAAATAGAGACGACCTACAAGCACTGCGTGATGCAATTGACAGCAACGTTATTGTAAGTGTAGCATTTGTTAAAAAGGACAATACTGTTCGTGCTATGGCAATTAAAAAATTCTTAAGTGCGTATGTACCAAGTTCTAAACCGAAATCAGAACTACAAGCAAACGTTGAACAAAATCACGATTTAAAGCGAGTAATAGACATTAACGCTTATAAACAATCCCTTAAAAAGTTTAGAGAAGACGGATTGCCAGAAGAGGAAGCAAAAGCAAAAGCTGCTGCGAGTGCTTGGCGCTCGATCAATCTTCGAACAGTGCTTGGTTTCATGGTGCGCGGGAAGTTTGTAGACTTACGTGACGAGAACAACATTTTAAGAATCTATGGACAAGAAGTGTACGATTCGCTAACTCCGTCGATGAAGCGCACCTTACAGGTAGCAACCGAATCATTTGAAACTTTTATGAATGACGAAGAATTACTAGAAGAAAACAATCGGCTACGAAAGCTAGCAGGACTGTAAAAATAAAAGGACCACTAGGTCCTTTTATTTTGGACATTTTTTCTGCCAAAAATAATAGTTTCCATCTTGCAAAAGATAAATAAAAAGTGCATAATATAACTTGATTATATTATGTAATAGGCATAATAAAAGCACACCATTATAGGCATATACACAATCATAGGAGGCATTTTAATGGCATCATTAGCAGAAATTCGCGCAAAACTTCAAGAAGCACAAGGTCGTGGTCAAGGACAATCATTTGTCGGAGACAACGCAATTTACCCCCACTGGAACATGCCGGAAGGCAAAGACGGCACACTTCGATTCTTACCCGACGGTGACAGCAAAAATACTTTTTTCTGGGTCGAACGCCAGATGATCAAACTACCGTTCGCAGGTATTAAAGGTGACCCGACATCAAAACCTGTTATAGTACAAGTACCTTGTGTAGAAATGTACAATGACGGTACAATTTGCCCTGTACTTTCCGAAGTACGCGGCTGGTTTAAAGATCCTTCGTTAGAAGATCTTGGAAGAAAATATTGGAAGAAAAAATCATATATTTTCCAAGGCTTTGTTGTTGATGACGCGCTAAACGAAGAACAAAAACCAGAAAACCCAATTCGTCGATTTATCATCGGCCCTCAGATCTACAATATCATTAAGTCTGCATTAATGGATCCCGAGCTTGAAGAACTTCCTACTGACTTCTTAAGAGGTGTCGACTTCCGTATTGCAAAAACAAGCAAAGGTGGTTTCGCTGACTACTCAACTTCAAAGTGGAGTCGACGTGAGAGATCGTTAACTACTGCGGAACAGCAAGCAATCGAAACACATGGTTTGCATAACTTGAACGAGTTCTTACCTAAAAAACCAACAGAAATTGAACTTCGTGTTATTGCTGAAATGTTCGAAGCCTCAGTAAATGGCGAAGCATATGATCCCGATCGTTGGGCACAATATTTCAAACCAGCTGGCTTCCAAGCTACTGCATCTGCAACTCCGCAGTCAAGTGCTCCGTTACAATCTGCAAGTAGCACTACATCTACTGCAACTGACGAAGATGATGTTCCGTTTGATACTACTCCACAAGTAGTAAAAGCAGAACCCGTTTCTAGTCCGGCTCCAGCACAACCAGCAACTGATGCTAATGCAAAAGCACAGGCAATCTTAGCTGCAATTAAAGCTCGACAAGCTAGTTAATTTAATTATAACAGCGTGCTAACAATATAATTTTAGCACGCTGTATATCCCCACTATTTTTAATTTTATGATGTTAGTTTACTTTAAAGCCATCTTTAGAAATTAAAAAAATAGCAAAACAACTAGTTAGATATTAAACCAAGGAAAAAATTATGTCAAAACCATTTGATATTAGCAAATTTAGAAAAACGTTAACTAAGAGCATCGACGGACTAGGATTTGGGTTTCATGATCCAACTGACTGGATCGGAACTGGAAACTATGCTTTAAACTATTTAATCAGTGGTGATTTTAATAAAGGAATCCCACTTGGCAAAGTAACAGTCTTTGCAGGCGAGAGTGGATCTGGAAAATCATTCATTTGTTCTGGAAACGTAGTCAGGAATGCTCAACAACAGGGTATTTTTGTTGTTCTAATTGACTCAGAAAACGCACTAGATGAATCGTGGTTGCACGCATTAGGAGTTGATACATCAGAAGATAAGCTATTAAAGCTTAATGTATCTATGATCGACGACGTTGCAAAAACAATCTCAGAATTCATGAAAGAGTACAAAGGAATGCCAGATAACGACCGCCCTCGAGTACTATTTGTAATTGACTCACTAGGCATGTTGTTAACCCCGACTGACGTTGATCAGTTTGGCAAAGGAGATTTAAAAGGTGACATGGGTAGAAAACCAAAAGCCCTAACAGCACTAGTTCGTAACTGCGTTAACATGTTTGGATCATATAATGTTGGGTTAGTCGCAACGAATCACACATATGCAAGCCAAGATATGTTTGACCCAGACGACAAGATTTCCGGCGGCCAGGGCTTTGTTTATGCAAGTTCAATAGTGGTTGCAATGAAAAAGCTTAAACTAAAAGAAGATGAAGACGGCAACAAGATTAGTGAAGTTAAAGGTATTCGTGCTGCTTGTAAAATTATGAAAACACGGTATGCAAAGCCATTTGAATCAGTACAAGTTAAGATTCCATATACTACTGGAATGAGTCCGTATAGTGGGTTAGTTGACTTGTTTGAAGGCAAAGAGATTATCAAGAAAGACGGTAACAGCTTGGCATTTACATTAGCTAACGGCGAAATTATTAAGAAATTTCGCAAGGCTTGGGAGCGCAACGAAGACGGCTGCTTAGATAAAGTTATGCAAGAAATAGCTGAGCTAGGTGAAAGATCACAAATCGAGCAAGAACTTTCGGAAGGTGTTGAAGAATGATTTCAAACGAAGTTTATTCAGATATTTGGTTAGCGTTAGTTGAATATATTCCTACTAAGCGTCGGGCAGATGCTGCAAATGACTTAGTTAATATCTTGTTAGACCACGGCATTAAAGAAAGTGATCTTTACGAACTTCGTGGCGCTGACGAAACGCTCGATACTGCGATTAACTATTCAATCGACGAAGAAGACACCGACGACGAGTATGATGTGTTATGATATGGTACCGAAAGGTCTCAAATGATGCAACTGGTATGGCAATTATCGATGCGTTAACTTATTTCGAGTCGGAATTACAAAACGCAAAACACGATACTCGTGTAAGTGGACGAATTGAAAAAATAGCAGCATCGATGCCGGCAATAGTTGAGTCTAGATTTAGTCAATTACAAGAAATTGAAGCAATTTTAGAACTACTAAACATCGAGTTGCGACAAATACGAAGCAGGCACTTTCGAAAATACTTAGAGAACTATCAACGTTCTCTAAGTTCAAGAGATTGTGAAAAGTTTGTCGACGGCGAGACTGAAGTTGTTGAGTATGAAAAAATTGTAAACGAATTTGCTCTGTTAAGAAACAAGTGGTTAGGAATTATTAAATCGCTTGATGTAATGCAGTGGCAAGTATCAAATATTGTAAAACTCAGAACAGCAGGACTGGATGATGCAACCATATAGAATTGTTATTTGTACCGGCGGATATGATCCTATTCATACCGGACACCTTAAATATTTTAATGAAGCACGTAAGCTTGGCGACATGTTAATTGTTGGTTTAAATTCCGACGCATGGCTGACTCGTAAAAAAGGTCGACCTTTTATGCCGTTATCGGAAAGAAAAGAAGTAGTAGGCAGCTTAAAATCTGTAGACAACGTTATTTCTTTTAACGACGATGATAACTCAGCCAAAGATGCAATTTTAACTGTAAGAAAAGAATATCCTAACGCAACAATTATTTTTGCAAATGGCGGCGATCGCACAAGTAACAATATTCCCGAAATGGATATTCAAGACAAAAATCTTGTGTTTGAATTTGGAGTAGGCGGTAGTAACAAAGCAAATAGTTCTAGCTGGATTCTTGAAGAATGGAAGTTTCCTAAAACTATTCGTCCGTGGGGCTATTATCGCGTGTTGCACGAAGCTAATCCGAATGTAAAAGTAAAAGAACTAACAGTAAATCCCGGACAAAGCTTAAGCATGCAACGCCATCAATATCGTAGCGAATTTTGGTTTGTCGCTGAAGGAAAAGCAACAGTGTATACCGTAAACAACGATAATAAAGATCTTCGAGGAGTGTTTAACAAGTACGAACAATTAAACATCCAATGTAACGCTTGGCACCAACTAGCAAACGAAACAGAGAATCCTTTGAAAATAATTGAAGTGCAGTACGGCGAACACTGTGTAGAAGATGATATTGTGCGACAAGCATTATGACAAGAACAATAATTGATGTATTTAATGCGTTTTTTGAAACAGTGCATCCTGACGATGCAAAGACTAACGCAATGTATCGGACAGTACAATCTGGAAAAGACCTTACGGTGATTCAAAAGTACCAAATGATTCAGCTACTTCAAGATCGTGCTATGGACTGGTACGCCGCCGGCTTTGACTTTTCTAGCGAACTTGCAAATCCAACGTGGCCAGAATCTGTAAATGATGCAGTTACGTTGTCGTTTAACGGAACCGACTTTGTGTTTACGTCATCGAAAAATATTATTCTTCAGATGGTTCATACAATATCCACTCCGGCCGCTGAAGTGTCTGATAATCAATGCGTAATTCCTGCAAGCCAGGCGTCGATAGTAGTAGCAGCAAAACAAATATTTAATGCATCATTTGACAATGCAACTACTGAACAAGCACTATCGAGAGCAATAGCAATTTTAAATAATCAACTTACTTATGTGCCGCATTCTGTTATAAAACAAGATTCGGTAAGTCTAGTAAACGCATCAGCAGACGCATTGTTATACTGGAACACTTATTCAAAAAATAATATCGAGCATGATTTGATATTGGCAAAATTAATGGGATTTCGATTAATTCACCCGCACAAACAAACGCCATATGAAATTATTGCAGCATCAGACAATAATCAATTTTGGGGACACCCTGCGATCTTGTTTAATATTGTTGAATTATTTAAAATAAAAACAGTAGTAATACTAGATTCTATGTCATGGGACCTAGAGTTACATCATTTATTAGAAATTATAAAGCAGTCAGGTTTTACCTTTACATATAATATTCCGACTGGATTATCAACTCCAATGGAGACAGCTGATGTAGTGTTTTTGCCGGTGAGTGCAAAGTTTACTGAATTAGAGCAAAGAGTAGTAGACATATCAAACGATTTTAAACTAGCTGCAACTAACTGCAAATATCCAATTATTAAGAAAAAGTTTAGATCAATTTTTGATTCGGCTTCTATGTCATTTTATATTGGGCAAAGTCGTCCATTAACACAAGGGAATAAACAAATTGTCAGTTTGCAAAGTAATAATTAAAGACGAAGTTAATATTCAATTAGAAGGTCTTGAAATCGAGACTAGACGCAAAATAGCAAACAAATTAAAATTTGAATTGCCATACGCCCGGCATATGCCTGCATTTAAGCTTGGCCGCTGGGACGGAACTAAAACATTTTTTAGTATCGGCGGCACTGGTTACTTAGCGCATCTTGATATAATACTGCCGATAGTCGTAAACGACGGGTATGAACTTGAAGTAGTTGACAAGCGAACTCTGATAGATTTAACATTTGAACAAATCGGCGAGGATTACTGGAGCAAGTTAGGAAAGACTTGGCCCGAAGGTCACGTAATGGCAGGCCAACTAATTGTGTTGCGTGATTATCAGTATGATGTAGTAAATAAGTTCTTAGAAAATCCACAAGGGTTACAAGAAGTTCCTACTGGTTCTGGGAAAACTTTAACTACTGCAACACTTAGTCATTTGTGCGAACCGTACGGTCGAACAATTATTATTGTGCCTAGTAAGAGTCTTGTAACACAAACCGAAGAAGACTACCGCAATCTCGGACTAGATGTTGGCGTGTATTTCGGTGATCGAAAAGAGCTAAATCATACGCACACAATTTGTACTTGGCAAAGTCTAAACGTGTTAGATAAAAATTCGTACGACAACGAAGCATTGTCTCTTGCTGAATTTGCAGCAGGGGTTGTTGCGGTAATTATTGACGAGTGCCACAGCTCGAAAGCTGACGTGTTGCTAAAATTGCTAACGCAGAACTTTAAGAATTGTGCGATTCGATGGGGACTTACGGGAACTATACCGAAAGAGCAATGGGAATTTCATAGTCTTCAAGCCGGAATCGGTCCTGTTGTTCATAGAATTACTGCCCACGACTTGCAACAAAAAGATGTATTAGCACAATTAAAAATTAATATTTTACAAACTGTTGAGTATCAAACGTTTAGAAACTTTCAAGAAGAGTATACATTCTTAGTCACCGACGAAAGTAGATTAAAGTGGCTAGCTGCGCAAATAATCGAGCAATCGAAAACTGGCAATACATTGGTATTGATTAACAGGATCGAAACCGGTAACCGACTAATGAGATTACTCCCCGAAGACGCAGTTTTTATTAGCGGAAGCATGAAACTCAACGACCGAAAAGATGAATATAAAGATGTGCAAACGGCAAGCAATAAAATTATAGTTGCAACTTACGGTGTAGCGGCGGTGG